AGCGACGACACACTAAATGCTTAAATCCACTTTTGTGGATATTGACATATATATTCAAAACTACTCATCAGAGGGAGCCGGAAGGCTCAATACTTGTACTCACAAGGTCAAAAAGGAGGAATACACATGGCAAAGTTGAAACCATTGGAGACTTCCGTTCCGGTGTCTGTAGAAACAGCCTGGAGGGAGCAAGGAGAGAAGGCTGCAGTTGAAGCAGCAATACTGAAATATGCAAAGGTCATTGATATGACGGATGCTGGAAGAGATATGAAACCGCTGATCACAGGAATGTTTGAAGCGATAGACAGATATAAATCTCTGGAAGCTGTTGAAGGCTCAGCAAAGAAAGAAACCCCTCTGTTCTCCATTCTCAAAGCAGTGAATGAATAGGTTCGGAAGCCAAGAACCAACTTACAGATGGTCAACTGAGTATCAGAAGACAGAAGGGATATATGCCAGCAAGCTTGCAGAAGCCTATGGACTACCGCCACACGAATGGCAACAGAATGTTCTTAATGACTGGCTTGCGGTTGATGATGAAGGAAAGCTCATTAACAATTACTGTATTTTGGAAGTTCCGAGACAGAATGGCAAAACAGGTGTTTCAGATCCAAGAGAGACCTGGGGCCTAGTTAAGAGGGCAGAACAGATTCTACATACCGCTCAAGAGTATCAGACAGCGAAGAAGGCTTTTGATAGACTTCGGAAAAAATTTGGAACTCATAAGGGAGATCCTTTTGCGGAATTTCCGGAGCTGAATGCCTTAGTTGACCATTATACAACAAGCGCAAATCAGATGGTTTTAGATCTAACGAATGGAGGACATATCGAGTTCAGAACAAGAGGTTCTAATTCGGATATGGGTAGAGGTGGAACCTTTGATTTGATTGTTATAGATGAGGCGCAGAGCTATACAGAAGCACAAGATGCTTCACTCTCGCCACTTAACTCGGCTGCTCCTTCTGGGAGTCCTCAGACAATATTGATGGGGACGGTTCCGACACCAGAGAGCGGTAACAAGAGTTATATATTCAGAAAATCCATTGATGGTATGCACGAACATCCAGAAGCTGGACAGTGTATCCATGAATGGTCGGTAAACGAGGTCGGAGACGTGACCGATATTGATAGATGGTACGCTACTAATCCTTCACTTGGTTATCAATTACTACTATCGGCATTGCAGAAGGATGCCAAGGCGATGTCTCCGGATTACTTCGCAAGAGAACATCTAGGTTATATGCAGCCGAATGCAGGACTAAAACAGGCCTACATAATCAACAGGAAGAAATGGCAAGGATGCGCTTCTGAGCAATTAAAACCGGAAGGCAAAACCGCTTATGGTGTAAAATTTTCGCCGGATGGCTCAGAGGTCATCCTTTGTGGAGCGGTAATTGATAAGGACGGATGTGCAAGAATTTCCGTCATTGAGCGCCAGAACATGGCGAAAGGTGTCAGATGGCTTGCTGATTGGTTAAATGCCAGGTATGACAAGGCAAGTTGCGTAGTTATAGATGGTAAGAATGGAGCGGATACTCTTATTGAGAGAATTATCGGAACTTGGAAGTATAAGGACTCCATTATCAAGGCTAGTACACAGACAGTTATTACCGCTGCAAGTTCGCTTGTGGCTGAAATAAACGAAAATACCATTTCTTGGTATAAAGAGCAGATGATGCTTGATGAATCTGCAAAGAATGCTGTTCAGAGACGTATAGGACAGGCTTGGGGCTTCGGAGGAGAAGATCCGCTCCCTATTGAAGGTTGTTCTCTTGCTCTTTGGGGAGTTAGAAACAGTAAACGAAATCCAAATCGGAAAATGAGGATAGGTTGATGGTCAAATTAAATATTAACACAATTAAAGGTCTGACAAAGCCGGAGGAAGAGTTGTTTAGAGAGCTGGTTAGCATATTTAACCAGCATCAAGAGGCAAATAACGTCAAGACAAGATATTACGAGGGACATATTCCTCTTTCGGAAGTTAATCTTGGCATTGCTCTCCCAAGTGGTTTTCAGAACCTAAAAATAGATTGTAATTGGGGTTCTAAGGCGGTTGATGTACTTGCAAGCAGATCAATGTTTGATGGCTTTGTATCAGCTTCCGGTGATGATGCCGAGGAACTGGAGAGCATTGTTGATGACAACAGACTCATGTATGAGTACATGAAGGCTTGTAGGGATGAGCTGAAGTATGGATGTACATTTGCAACTCTTACGATGGGACAGGACCGCAAAGCTAAGGTTAGATTCCATAGTCCTGAGACTGCTGCAGCAAAATGGGATGGTGTTAAGGGAAGAATTGGCGCTGGATTTGCCATTATTGATACAGCTAAGGATAACACAGACAGAACATGGAAGCCTTCAGTTATCAATTTCTATACGGAAAAAGCAATTATCGTCCTCGTTAGAAGCAATGATCTATGGATAGCTAAGAAATACGAGCAGAGAATGGGCAGGCCTCTGATGGAAGCTCTGATCTGGAACTCAACAACCGATAAACCATTCGGTAGATCTAGGCTCAAAAGTCCGGTAAGGAATCTGATGCAGAGTTATGTCCGAACAATAGCAAATGCAACTATAGGCCTTGAATTTGCGACATCTCCACAAAAATACCTTCTTGGTGTTACAGATGACCAATTTGATGCTGTAGTTAATGCAAAGTTCCAGCAATATGTTGGTTCAATTATAGCTGCCACAACTAATCCTGAGTATGGAACTACTCCAACATTCGGACAGCTTCCACAGGGCAATATTCAGCCTCATGTTGATATGATCAGAATAATTGCTACTCAATTCGGAGCTGCAACCGGTCTTAATGTTACTGATGTGGGTATCGTGAATGATGCGAACCCAACAAGTTCGGATGCTATTGAGGCTCAGACAAAGACTCTCATAGCTATGGCTCAACAGCTTAATGAGGGTAATGGAGAGTCCTTAAAGATAATTGGTCAGATGACCTTGGCAATGCAGAAGAATAAGAGCTTGGATGAACTTACCGAAGAGGAAAAGGCTATTATCCCACACTTCAAGAATCCTGCAATGCCAAGTGTGGCGGTAACAACGGATGCAGCCCTCAAGATTGCATCTGTCAGAACAGGATTTGCCTCAACTGATGTCTTCCTGGAAATGATTGGATTCAGCCAGGCTGATGTCAGAAGAATAAGATCACAGGAGCAGAGGGCAAGAGGTTTGGAAGTTCTCAAAGATTTGGAGTAGATAGATGATTATTTCGGAAAAGGCTTGGAAAGAGTATATAAATACACTCGCTACAATTCAGACAGCTGCCTATAACGATTTAAAGGCTTTTCTTACTCGGAATGGTGGCTTTGATATATACAAGACAAATCCGAACCTTGTAATTGATTATGTTTTCGGAATTTCAACAAAGTATGGTGAAGCTGCATCGGCTCTTGCTTGTGAATTATACGATGCAGTTGCCTTGGCTGAAGGTGTAAGCGTTCCTTCGGCAGTTCCGGCAGCTACCGCCACCATAGATGAGACTGCAAAGCTTGTTAATGGAACAGCTAAGATCTCCGAGGAAGTATTCCTTCAAGCTGCTCCGAGATTAGTCAAACAGGCTTCCGAAGATACTATCTTACAGAATGCGGAGAGGGATGGTTCTTATTTCGCCTGGATTCCTTCCGGAGACACTTGCTCATTTTGTATAACGCTCGCCTCAAGAGGCTGGCAGAGGATAAGCAAGAAGGCTCTGAGGAATGGACATGCTGAACATATTCATGCGAATTGCGACTGTCACTATGCGGTCAAATTTAATCCTAATAGTGATGTAGCTGGATATGATCCAGACGAGTATTACCAAGAATATGTTGATGCCGGAAAGGACATCAATGCAATGAGGCGCATCTCATACCAAGAGAACAAGGATGAGTTAAACGCTCAGAGAAGAGAGCGATATGCCGAAAAGAAAGAATCTAGCGATAGCTAGTTTCAATAAATAACCAGAACTAACTGGGGAATAAATAGGAGAAAAGCAATGGAAGAGAATGCAAAGACTGTAGATGCGCAGGTTAAAGCATCAGAGGAGACCTCTACAAAAGAGGGCAGAACTTTTACACAGGAAGAAGTTAATAGCTTACTTGCTAGAGAACGTAAGAGCACAGAGGCTAAGTATTCGGACTATGTGGAAAAGGCGAAGAAGTTTGATGAATTTGAGGAGTCTCAGAAGACAGAATTGCAGAAGGCTAATGAAAGAGCCGAAAAGCTCCAAGCTGAACTTGATGCCAGAGCTAAAGCAGATGCTGTTAGAGAGATGAAACAGAAGGTATCAAACGAACTAGGTGTACCGGTTAATCTATTGACTGGAGACACAGAAGAGGCTTGTAGAATACAGGCACAGAACATACAGCAATATGCTAAGAGCATCGGTTATCCATCTGTTCCAGATGGTGGAGAGACAAAGAGCATAGGAGTTTCCAGAGAGGAAATCCTAGCTATAAAAGATGAACCCAAGCGCTTAAAAGCTATTGCTGAGCATATCGAATTATTTCAATAAAAAGGAGAAAAAATCATGTCAAGCGTAGATTTTAAGAAAGTTAATGCAATCGCACAGAATGTTAATTTTGTGACACGTTTTGAGAATGGTCTTCAGAACCTTCTCGCAGTCTTAGATAAGACTTCAGTAACAAAGCTCCCAGCAGGCGCAGCATTCACAACATATGCTATCTCTGGAGAGCTTGAGAGCGGATCAGTTAATCCAGGTGCTCTTATTCCAGATAGCGGTATCACAGCAGGCAACGGAACAGTTGCAGAGATCACATACAAGAAGTACAGAAACCTTACACCTATCGAAGACATTCAGAAGAAGGGTTATGAGGTTGCTGTTGGTGGATCTAACAAAGCTCTTTATGGCGCAATTCAGAAGAGCGTTAGAAAGTCAATAATTGATGGTGTTGATGCTACAGGTATCGCTACACCTACAGCTCTTGCTCATGGCCTTCAGGGAGCACTTGCAACAGCTGCTTCAGAAATTGATAAGAAGTTTGAGGATGAGATCGGAACTCCTGTATTCTTCGCAAATACAGATGATGTATTCACATATCTTGGCGGAGCTTCAATTCAGCTTCAGCAGGCATTTGGTATGTCTTATATCGAGAACTTCCTTGGTCTCGGAACAGTAATCCTTGATTCTAATGTAGATTCTGGCTATGTAATCGGAACAGCTAAGGAGAACCTTGAGGTTATCGGTGCTTCTATCGAGTCAATTCCAGATATGGACCTTCGTACAGATGAGAGCGGTATCCTTGCAGTTCATAACGGTGCAGCATATTCAAATGGTGCTGTTGAGACAGTTGTTTACACAGGTCTTTGTGTAAAGCCAGATTATCTTGACAGAGTATTCAAGGTAGCAATTACAAACCCGTCATAAGCACTACCATTGAGGCTATGGATGGTAGTGAGGACCTTTGGGGCACTCTGGTAAGTGAAATTCAGAGTGATATAGCCATTTCAAATGCTGGTAAGATTACAGGAACACTTGAATGGCTGTCATCAGGTCAGTTAGTTACTGATTGGGGCGAGGGACATTTCCTTGCACTTCATGTTGATGACATTCCACAGACAGCAACTTCAGTGCTTGTAGGTCTTGAGCCTAGTGCTGGTAGTGGTCTTCAGGAGCTTATCAATGATCCTGATAAGTCAGTTGTTATGCACATTGCAGACAAGAATACACAGAAATTTAAGTTGGTAGTTACAACTCCAACAGCAAAATTAACAAGAACATATGACCTTGATCAGCTGACATTAGAAGCTGAACCAGAAGGTTAATAAAGGGTGATTAGCTATGGCTTATGCAACAATTAGTGATATTGAAAATAGATATAGACCTCTTACGGAATCAGAGACAACCGTTGCGGAAGCTCTCCTGGACGATGCAGCGGTAATGATTGATAGAGTGGCCTCTGAGAGTGCAACTGACGATCAAAAGAAGGTTGTGTCTTGCAGAATGGTTATCAGAGCATTGCCACAAGATGGTATGACCGCTCCAATAGGGGCTACACAGGGCTCAATGAGTGCTCTTGGTTATACAGAAAGCTGGACAATGGGTAATGGTTCTGTAAATGAACTATATTTCAGCAAGGAAGACAAGAAGCTCCTCGGAGTTTCAAATCAAATAGGCTCTTATAGTCCTTTGGAGGGGTAATCCTATGTTTAGAACGGTGTCAGTTACTTTAATCAATAAAATACAAAGGATGGTTGATGGCCAGCCTGTATATGATGATGCAGATAGACCAATATACGACACTTCCGAAAAGACAGTTTCAGGTGTTCTTGTC